GCTTTGGTGCTGCTCCGACGAAGTCGGAAGGTTCGGCGATCACGTTTGACGAAGCCACCGAAGCGTACACTGCGCGCTACAACCACGAAACCGTGGCCATGGCGTTTGCGCTGACCGAGGAGGCCGTGGAGGACAATCTTTACGACCGTCTTGGCAGCCGCTACACCCGCGCACTGGCACGTTCGATGGCACACACCAAGCAGGTGAAAGCAGCAGCAGTGCTGAACAACGCCTTTACAGGCGGCGCAAACGCTGGCGGCGACGGCGTGGCGCTTTGTTCGACAGCGCACCCGCTGTCAAACGGCAGCACATTCTCGAACACCCCCAGCGTTGCTGCGGATCTGAACGAAACCTCTCTTGAGGACGCTCTGATCAACATCGCTGGTTTTGTGGATGAGCGCGGCTTGAAGATCGCACTTCGCGGCACCAAGCTGATTGTGCCTCGCCAGCTGCAGTTTGTTGCTGAACGCCTGATGGTTTCAAATCTCCGCGTCGGCACCGCCGACAACGACGTGAACGCACTGAAGTCCATGGGCATGCTGCCCGAGGGCTACGTGGTCAACGACTTCCTGACTGACCCGGATGCATTCTTCCTCAAGACGGATGCTCCCCGCGGTTTCGTGCATTTTGAGCGCACACCGCTCAGCACGGGTATGGAAGGAGACTTTGATTCCGGAAATATGCGTTTCAAGGCTCGTGAGCGTTATGCATTCGGATATTCAGATGCACGATGCGTGTTCGGCAGCCCCGGCGCATAAGCTTCACTGGGACAGTGAATATGAAAGGGCGGCTTCGGCCGCCCTTTCTTTTTGTATAGTGTTCGTGTAGACTACGAACATCCCTGACAGCGACAACCGCTGACACTAGCCACGACAGGAGAAACTCAATGGCTAATACTTCGTTCACGGGCCCGGTCCGCTCGCAAAACGGTTTCCAGACCATCTCCAAAGACGCCACCACCGGCACGGTAACCACCAACTCGACCTATGGCGACAACGCTGACGTGAGCGGCACTCTTGACGTGACCGGCGCTGCGACGCTCTCGAGCGATGCAAACGTGATCGTTATCCCTGATTCTGATCCCGGTGTTGCCGGTGCAATCTGGAACGACGGCGGCACGCTTTCGATTTCGGCAGGGTAAGGAGCTGACGCATGCGGTCTGATATCAAGACCAAGCGTGTGACTGGAACGGGCGCCCTGAGCATTGGCCGCGCCCGTATCCGTCAGCTGCAGGTGAAGGTGGGAGCCACGACCCCGGGTCGGGTTACCATCACCGACGGGGACGGTGGCGAAACCATTCTCGATCTGGACTTTACCCCCAGCGACACGCACTCGGTCAACATTCCCTCTGATGGTGTTCTGTCAACCACTGACCCGTACTTGTCGGTGGCTACGAACGTGGACGCCATTACCGTCTTCTACGGCTGAGGTTCGCTCGATGGCTCACGAAATCCGGTCCATCTCACAGGTCGGAACCTCGGAGCCGTTTGAGCTTCAGGTGGCCCGGGGCCAAGTCCCGGGCCACTCCATTGTCAACTTGTTTGGCACGAACCCCGCTATTGGAACCACGTTTCGAACCCCGTGGGAAAACAACACGGCTCTTCCTTTTTTAACATCTGCTCAAAGATTGTCGCTCGTCAGCACTGACGCGGGAGACACAGACGTTTCCATCTTGGTGAGCGGGTTGGACGCCGACTACAGGGCGATAACCGAAGTTGTGACCTTAAATGGAACAACCCCTGTTCAAACCTCAAAGCTGTTTTACCGCATTAACGACTTGATCACGGCTGCCGGAAACTCAGCTGGAGATATTACGGCGTCTTACGACGGCACCGTTTACGCTAAAATACTGCAGGGGTTTGGTCGGAACCAATCGGCGAATTACACTGTCCCTCTGGGGTGTGCATTTTATCTCGGTCGCATCGACGCGTTCACCGCCACTGCGAACAACGACACCAAGGTCATGACGTTTCGGAACCGTATCACCTTTTCCGACGGTCGTGTGTTCAACGTCGCGCAAACCAACTTTTTGCAGCGAATGGATATTGCACGCCTGCTGCCTTTTCGCGTTGGCGAAAAAACCACAATCGAGTTTCAGGTTAAGATAAGCAGTCAAACCGCTGACATTGGCGTGTTTGGCGAGGGCGTCTTAATTCAAGAAAAAGGACCGCTCTGATGGCCAAGACCAAAGCCAAAAAACCCGCGTCCAAAAAGTATGCCGACGGTACGACGTACAAGGACAGCAAGGGCAAAACCCGGCGCCGTGTTTCGTCGCCCGGCACCAAACGCGGTGATGCCTACTGTGCCCGCACCGTCTCTCAGAAACGCACCCCCAAGGTGAAGGTTCGCCGTAAGGCTTGGGGTTGCAAAGGCAAGAAAAGCGTGGGGTGAGTCAGCGTGGAACATCTTAAAGAAATTTTGGCGCTGGGCGGCACCGTCGTCGCTTTTGTGGTCTGGCTTGTAAGGCTGGAAGCTAAGGCGTTGGGCAATGAGCGCGAGATCAAGCGTCTTTGGCAGCAGCGAAAAGAAGACCTTGAGCAGGCCCAGTCTGCGAGGGAGGAAACCAACAAAATGTTGGCAGAGATGCGCACGGACATTAAGATGATCTTGCAGAACTTCGCATCTTTGAAGGACAAAGACCGATGAACCGTGCTACGATGGGCAAACAGATTACGGAGGTTCCCATGAAGAAAAAGTCAAAGGGCTATATGGCTGGCGGCAAAGTAAAGGCTGGCGGCAAAAAGCGCGGCTATGCCAAGGGCGGCAAGGTTGATCAGATGCAGTGCAGCCCCCGCAAGCAGATGGCAATGAAGGGCCAGAGCTGATGTCTGGCAACAGATCTTGCTCTAAGTGCGGCGGACTTTTTCCGCCCACGTCCGACTTCTTTTACAAACACTCGCAGAGAAGCGACGGCTGGCACTCTTGGTGCAAAAAGTGTTGTGCCGAAGGTAATCGGAGATCTATTGAAAAAAAATACGCTACGTTTGAGGGCCGAATAACAACATTTTTGAGAACATGCAAAACCTCTGCGCAGAAACGCAACCAAGAGTTTTCTTTGACGCGGCAGGATTTTATCGACATGTGGGAGGCGCAGGACGGTTTGTGTGTCTACACTGGTTTAGAGATGGCCTTGCAACCCAACACTTTGCTGTCGGTTTCTGTAGAGCGAATAAACAGCTCGATCGGCTACACGCCCGAAAACACCGTGTTGTGCTGTAACGTAATTAACCGGATGAAATCTGACCTAGAGCCGGAAACCTTTTTTGATCTTTGCAAAGCTGTTACACTGTGGCTTTCCGATGAGCACTTAAACCGAAATGTGGAGATGGTTAAAGATGCCTAGAAAAAAACCGGGGGACAGTGGATTATACGACGCAATCCACGCTAAACGTAAGCGCATCAAAGCCGGCTCCGGCGAAAAAATGCGCAAGCCCGGCAGCGATGGCGCCCCGACTGATAAAGCCTTCGAGGCGGCTGCCGAGACCGCCAAGAAGGGCTACAAAAACGGCGGTTGCGTAATGGCTGGCCGCGGTGTCCGAGACACGAAAAAGGTGTAACCAATGGCAACCTCAGGTTCCAGAGACTTTAATATCGACGTCGCCGAGATCATCGAGGAGGCGTACGAGCGGTGTGGGCTAGAGGTCCGCACGGGCTACGACGCCAAGACGGCTCGGCGGTCTCTAAACCTGATGTTCGCCGAGTGGGCAAACCGCGGCCTGAACCTATGGACCGTGGAGCAAGAAGTCTTGACCCTGACCCAAGGCCAGTCGCAAGAGACTCTGGCCTCTGACGTCGTCGACATCCTTGAGATGGCGCTGCGCCGGGACGGCACGGACATCGAGATGGAGCGGATCAGCCGCAGTGATTATCTCGACTTCCCGAACAAAACCACCCAAGGCCGCCCGTCTCAGTTCTATTTTGATCGCAGCATTGAGCCGGTGATCAATCTCTGGCAGACGCCGGAGAACTCGACGGACCAGCTGGTGTACTACTACGTCCGCCGGATCGAAGACGCAGACCAGCTGACTGAAACGACAGGGATCCCGTTTCGTTTTTACCCGTGCATGGTTGCTGGTCTTGCCTACTATCTGTCGATGAAGCGCGCGCCTGATCGTTTGCAGTTGCTGAAGGCTGTGTACGAGGAAGAGTTCCAGCGCGCAGCCGAGGAGGATGAGGATCGGGTGAGCTTGATGCTGGTTCCTGACGGCCGATACATGCGGGGGTACTGATATGGCTTTCGCTTCCGACAAAAACGCATACGGTATTTCTGACCGGTCTGGGTTCCGCTACCGCTTGAAGGACATGAAGCGGGAATGGACAGGTGCGCTTGTTGGACCAGACGAATACGACCCAAAGCACCCGCAGCTTTTTCCGCCCAAGCCGGGTCCGGATCCTCAGGCCTTGCGCAACCCGCGCCCCGATCGGTCGGAGCCTTTGAAGGTGTTTGTTGGTGTGCCAACAATCATGGCCCCAAAGCTTGAGCGACCACGCGCCGTAGGTCGCGTCGGCACAGTAGAGGTATCGACATCATGAGCTTTACATACGGCGAACTGAAACAGGCGATTCAGGACTTCATCGAGTCCAACGAAACTGCGCTGGTCAACAACCTGCCGATCTTCATTCGTATGGCCGAGGAGCGCATTCTCAAGGGTGTGCAGCTGTCCCTGTTCCAGAAAAACGCGACTGCGTCGACAACGAGTGGCGGACAATACCTTCCGGTGCCTTCTGACTTCTTGGCCCCGATGGCCCTGAACCTACAGGGCGCGGACGACGAAAAGGTGTTCTTGGAGTTCAAGGATCTGAGTTTTGTGCAGACGTTTACGCCGGACCCGGCAACCACCGGCACGCCGCGCTACTATGCCCAGTTCGACAACAGCTATTTTTTGCTGGGGCCGACACCCGACGCTGTCTACACGGCGCAGCTGCAATATCTGTATCGGCCGGTAAGCTTGACTGCGGGCGCTGACAGTGCAACTACGTGGCTGAGCGAAAACGCAGAGCTGGCCTTGTTGTATGGATCTCTGCTTGAGGCGAACACGTTTATCAAAGGAGACCCAGATTTGATGCAGCTGTATCAAGCCCGCTTTCAGGAAGCGATCATGGGTCTCAAGCTTTTGGGCGAGGCCAAGCAGAGCACCGACGAGTATCGCACAGGTGAGTTGATTCGGAGGAAAGCATGATCACTGGATCGATTGATCTCGCAACAGACTTTCAGGTTGGTGTCAAAACCACGTCTAACCGCGGCCTGACCCCCGAGGAGCTGGCAAAGCAATGTGCGGACAAAATCGTGTCCGTTTCTGACACTGCGCCAGAACCCATCCGTGCACAGGCACATGCCTTTCAAGCACGGGTGCAGCAGCTTGTTGAGCTGTACTTGAAACAAGCGGTTCAAAGTGACCGCACAACCGTGTATAATGCCGTTCGAGATGCAGGCCATCCCGAGTTGGCTGAAGCACTGAAAGGACTATGACATGGCATTCTCTGGCAACTTTATGTGCACCAGCTTCAAGGAAGAACTCCTGACGGCCACGCACGATTTCACCAACGGCACAGGCAGCGCCTTTAAGCTGGCCCTGTACGACAACACCGCAACACTGAACGCAGCGACGACTGCCTACACCACCAGTGGTGAAGTGGCGGACAGCGGTTCGTATTCCGCAGGCGGCGGCGCGCTGACCAACGTGACGCCAACGTCGAGCGGCACAACCGCGTTCACAGACTTTGCGGACATCACGTTCACGTCAGCAACTATCACCGCCCGTGGCGCGTTGATTTACAACGATACGGTGGCGGGAGATCCTTCGGTTGTCGTGCTGGATTTTGGTGACGACAAGACCTCGACCAACGGTGATTTTCAGGTCATCTTCCCGACAGCGGACAGCAGCTCGGCGATTATCCGCATCGCCTAATCGGAGGCGTCTGGCATGGTCACGCTCGTAAACCGCGCGAAAATGAATACCTCGACCACGGGTACGGGGACGATTACGCTTGGCACTGCGGAGGATGGATATCAAACCTTTGCCGCCGCAGGCGTGGCGGATGGCCAGACCGTCCGGTACACCATCGAAGACGGCTCAAGTTGGGAAATCGGTAGCGGGACGTATACTGCGTCCGGCACAACTTTGTCACGGACGGTTTTGGAGTCCAGTAACGCGGGCTCCGCGATCAGTTTGTCCGGCTCTGCCATCGTCTTCGTGACTGCGGCGGGCACTGATATCCAGCAGCCTCCTGCCGAAGGCGCGTTCGTTGACGGCGACAAGACCAAACTCGACGGCATTGAGACCGGTGCGGACGTAACCGACACGGCCAACGTGACTGCGGCGGGCGCTTTGATGGACAGTGAGGTGACAAACCTTGCGGATGTTAAAGCGTTTGACCCAGCCGACTATGCCACGGCGGCGCAGGGCAACCTTGCTGACAGTTCGGTTCAGCCGGGCGACAGCCCGTCCTTTGGGTCCGTCACGGTCACGGGTACGGTTGATGGCCGGGATGTTGCTTCCGACGGGTCGAAACTCGACGGCATTGAGGCTGGTGCGGACGTAACCGACACGGCCAACGTGACTGCGGCGGGCGCTTTGATGGACAGTGAGGTGACAAACCTTGCGGATGTTAAAGCGTTTGACCCAGCCGACTATGCCACGGCGGCGCAGGGCAACCTTGCTGACAGTTCGGTTCAGCCGGGCGACAGCCCGTCCTTTGGGTCCGTCACGGTCACGGGTACGGTTGATGGCCGGGATGTTGCTTCCGACGGGT